GTGATATATACTTTGCAATCGTGCCGGAATGGGTAATCGATGCACCCATCTCGGCACAAGCGGTTAGATTGTATTCTGTTTTAAACAGATATGCTAATAAAGATGATTCGACATGCTTTCCAGCCATAAAAACTATTGCCAAAAGAATGCATACAAGCGAATCAACAGTAAAGCGTGCATTAACTGAACTCAAAGATATTAAAGCAGTTTTAGTTGAAGCACGATATAATAAAGCAACTGGAGAGCAAACCAGCAACTTATATACTGTAATGCATACACCATCGTTCATATACGAGCCACCCCATGTCATAGATGACCTACAGGGCAGTTCGCATAAGACCTACAAACCAAAGCCATATAATCAAAGTAAGTTTGCAGAACAATATAAAGCATTATCCGAAGCTATATATGTTCCACAAACAAAAACCGAGATTAGTGGCTTTAATAAGTGTGCAAAACAATTATACGAAGCCGGTGCGACACATTCAGACATAATTAACCGAGTGCTTGTCTATCGCCAAGAGTGGAGTACAATGACTGTTACACCTTATGCAATAGTTAAGCATTGGTCTATGTTAGGAGAATTAGAACAGGATAAATTAGTCAAAGAATTACCAATGTGTGATGAATCAAGACATCTTCAAATAATTACTTTTGATGATGGCTTCTCATACTGTGGTAGATGTAAGACAGAATATCCTGAAAAAAATGCCTACAAACCAGTAAGCTGACAAATCAAGGCGAGAGTGGAATAGAGATAGAGGAGAACTCTATACAGGGTACCTTTCGATGTATAGCCATCAACTGCATACCCTAGTTGAACACCACTCAATCGCCTATGTTATGAAAGGAAATATTTAGTAGCACATAGGACAATGGGTGTTATTTTGGTTTTAGGAAACTAACCCTCTACGATAACATCATTAGATGTTTTGTGTGTTACTAAATATCTCCAAAATCATAATCAAAGTTTTTTAATACCTCAACACATACATTTTCAATATCATCAAGTTCAAAACTCACAATGCCCTTAGTAGAATTATCAGGCATACTAACTTGAATAAATGGCTTACTCATACCGCCAAATGCCCTATGTGATAAATCAGATTGACTTTTAGATTTATAAAATACTTTAACTAAACCATCAACTTGCTTACCAGCTTTAACTTCAACACGCAGACCAGTAGCCCAGTTTTCCTCATGTGCATCTGCACCATGAAATCGATTGTTTGGAATATTTAATTTTTTGCGTGCTATGTTTTGCTTACGCCTACCCTTTGCCCTGTTCCTACGATTAATACAAGTCCTACATTTACATTTAGTTTTAACTTCATTTGTATTTGGACACTTACCCGCCATACGTTTATTGGAATTAGGTTGTCCTATACCTGAGCGTCCAGCATATTTTTTAGCTTTAAACTCTGCGTAAGTTTCGTTAGATTCCCACTCAACCATTAACTAATTTTTTTTCTTGTACCTTTAATCTTTTTAAATATTCACTTTCCATTGAATCACAATTTTCCATACGTGTTCTGTAATAACATACAACAGATATACGTTCAGCATCTTCACTATTGCTTATAAGTTCGGTGTTACCATGCCACTGATGAGCATCAAAAATTAACAAGTCGCCATGCTCCATTTTAAAAGCAATACGATATTCCGGCAGCACTAGATAACCACCTCGCATATCGCCACGTTTGATACACGCTAACGTTGAGATACCCTCATCTAAATCCCCTTTATCTGTATGTACGCCAGTAGGATATGAATTATTTACAGTTACAGTTGTAAATGGTGTTCCGGGAATAACCCAATCTTCATGTGTTCTATTTACAAATTCCATTTGAGCGTTGTACCTATCAGGAGCTTTGTCTTTCATTTCATCTCCAATGAACTTAAACAATGGAAATAATTTTTTATATTTTTCAGTTTCTTTCCCGCTATACGCAGTAAGCCTACAATATTGTTTTGGTCCAACTGCATCAAAGCTACCAATAATTGCAGATGCAATACTTTTAGCAGTAGCAGAACGCTTATTTTCCCCTTTACTAATTCTTGGTGTTCCGGAAGCCATACCTCTGTTATTAGTTTGATATTTTTTTAATCCATGTAAAGTTTCATAAGTTTCATCAACAATAGAATCCGGTATAATATTTTTTTGAAATATAGCCATAACACGACCATCAGTACCACGTACAGTAGTATCTTTATGAATTAATAAATTGTAATCCTCATCAGTAAGAATCTTACCTATTTTTTGTTTAAGTTCATCATCACTAATTTTGCTACGCAACCTAATGTCAATCAACCTTGACCTCCTAAATCAAGCCAACCATTATTATCAAGTTCTTTATTAATCATATCATCTAAAGCTCTACTTTTAAATGCAGTAAATATTTCTTCAATAACTTTTACAAATTCTTCTTGATTATCAATTTTAGAAATATCTAAAGTTTTTATCAATTCAATCATTTCTCTAATCATTTTTTATCCCACCTAAAAGTATCTTCATTAAATATATATTCTTTTTTAAACGCTTTATACTGTTTTAACCATACTTGAAAATTGTATTCAGACATGTTAGGAAATCTTAAATCAGGGTAATTATCCTTACGATTTTTTACTTTTATCAGTTGTGGATATTTTGCAGTTAAGTATTCAACTGATTGAATATGATTTGGCTTACGAAAATTTTTACTACCTAAGCCACCGCCCTGAAAGTGTTTTGCGTTTGCCCAAACATAATCACAAATAAGAACTTTGCCATAATGAATAAGATGCATAGCAGTATGGTGAAAATCTTCCATAGCAGTAAAAGGTGTATCATAAATAAAATTATTATCTTTTTTCCAAAGAGTTAATTTACCTAAGACATACCCACGCTCTCTATACTTTTTATGAGCATAAAAATAATTTTTAGAAGTTTGCAATCCTACATGATATGCACCAACAGTATCAGCATAATTTTTTATTTCATTTATTCTTTTAAAAAACAAATCACTATTCCATTCAGAAAATAAATTTTTTTGATTATTTTGTAGAATAAATTTATTCCATAAATTTTCTGAAATCAAACCCTCAATACTAGCAACGTTATCATCAGCAAAAATAATCCATTCGTTATGTTCTACATAATTTTCTAAAAAATATTTACGATTCAAAGGTAAGCCAGTTCCATTTGAAGCTGGCTCAATATCAGTAACAACAATATTTATATTAGATAAATCATTTTTTTTGGAATATTCTTTATACGCTTCGTTCGAATGAAATATAAGATAAATATCAAAGTTTTTAAATACTTCTAAAAATGGTGTAGAAATAATTTCACTACGATTGTGTGTAGGAATTGCTAATTTCATTTACCAAAAAGTTTGTTGAACAAACTTGGTCTATTACCATTACCTTTGCGAATATCATTAGCAATATCTAAAACCGCAGTGTATAAAGCATCAGTGCTAGAAAGTTCAGTTCCCTTTTGTATAATTCCAATATTGTTGTTATACCTTTTATAATCAGAATCAATTAAAGCTAATATAACTTCATGCATTCTTTCTTTTGTTTTTGAACTTGAATTAGATTGTATTTTAGATTCTACTTCAGCAATCTCTTCATCAGATAATGCATATCCACCCTGAAACTCTTCAAAATCTGTAATACTTACTTCATCAAGACCAGAAAGAATATCATCGACTTCATCTGCTGAATATCCAGTTCCTAATAATTTTCCTAACTCCATAAATTCTGTAAGCAAATCAACCATAATTTCTTTATCATAAGTTGCAAGTTCATTAGCTCGATTATCTACTAATACAATTTTTTTTGCAGTAAGCTCATCAACATCTACAAACATTACTGCACATTCCTTTATACCAAGTTCTTTCATAGCTAACCATGTGTGATTACCAGTAAGAATTTGATTATTGTTTTTATTTACAGTAAGTGGTCTATATTGTCCATGTTTTTTTATAGATTCTTTAATCCCATCAAGATTGCTAGTCCTAGGATTATCCGGAAACTCCACAAGACTATCAACATCAACTCTCGTAATCTCATATTTCATTAAGCCTCACTTTATCTGCATACAATTCAACTGCTTTAATACCTGCTTGAGTAGGATTAATCTTATAGAAATCAGCAATTATATTTATCGCTTCTTTGTATAAATAAAATTTTTCATCAGTAAGAAGCAGTACAACATCTAAAACTGGTGTTATTTTAGTGTCTGATAGCTCTTTAGAAGCGTTTTGCGGTACAGTATTAGCTTCAGTAGGCAAACTATCCAGCAGTTCATTAAGAGCTTCCTCAGTGTAGCCAGTACCAATAAGTTCTCCTACATCTTGCATTTCTGCGATTGCTTTTTCTAATTTTTCAAAATCATAATCAGCATCATCATTTAATTTATTATCAATAAGCATAATTTGTTTAGCTTGTTCATCATTGACATCAACATAATAAACAAGAGCAGTAGCCCAACCTAATCTCTTGATTGCTTTAAAGGTATGATTTCCAGCAAGAATAATGTTATCTTTTTTATTTACAACCAATGGTCTGTATTGTCCATTAGCTAATAAAGATTCATAGATAGTATTAACATCTCCAAGTCTTGGATTGTTTGGATATTCTTTTAATTTACTAACATCAACTTCGGCGTGTTCTATCATGTGCTTATTTTAATCGATATGAAATAATTTGTATTACTAAAATAATAATTAGTAAAAATTGCTCAATACTCATATTTCCCCCAACATTTTTTGCTTGAGTTCCAATGGTGCCACCCATCATTATAAACTAGCCAAGATGCCACTGCAGTAGATACTTCAGGATTATGTCTATTAGATATAATCTTAAGTTTTTTAGAGAGCCACGCCCAAGTAGAATCATTAAACTGCCATAAGCCTATATCACTTGTATTGTTTGTATTAAGATTTTTTGCAGAGCTACGCCCAGAACTTTCGCAATATATTACAGTAAGTGCCTTTACGACATCACTGTCTTTAAAGTATTCTTCAACAGTAGGTTGCCAATCAATAACATGTTCAATTATTTTTTGGTGTTCTCTACACGCCTTATAATCAACTAACGAATCAGGCGTTAGTATGTTCGGTACTAGGCAACTTATTATTGGTATTAACAGATTTACTATTATCTACCTCAAATCTAGTTATTCCCATAGGCAAATCTTCAAATACAAGACCGCCATCACTATTTTGTTTTATCAGTTGTGGTTTCCCATAAACTGTATTTTCTATGCCTACAATTTTTAATGCTGACATTATCACTCCTTATGCAATATTTATGGTAGTAGATAAATTAAAAAATTTACAATATTTTCAAATTATCCCAACCATCTTTATCAACAGTAAAACTAAGAACACCATTTCTAGTCATATTACCTGTTCGTGCTTTAAACTCATCTGATTGGTCTAATGATGGTGCTTGAAACCAAGTTCGCCCAAGTTGTTCAACAACTCTTAAATGATGATAATGACCTGTAACTAAAATTTCACACATACCTGCCGGAAGCCAACCATACATCTGACCTTTCCACCACTTCTCAATCTTATTCCAAATATCTCCGCCACCAGAAGTCATGTGTCCATGTGTAAAAGCTATACGCTTACCAAATACTTCTAGTGCTAAATGAAAATCATCAGGTACAATTACCTTTACATGTTTGTATCTTTCACGCCCAGCAATAATCTCTCCTACTATTTGTATAGATGCAGTATCTGCATTATCTAAACGATTGGTACTTACTGATGTTTTGCCGCTTCTGTTTTCGCCATGGTTTCCCGGTACGCCACCAAGAATAATATATTCAGCTTTACCCAAGAAGCTATCCAGTATTTCAAGAATCATAACCCTAGTCAAATGTTCTTGTTCAGTTTTAGATAAAGATACGTTAAAAGGTTGATGGTCAAAGAAGCCAAAGCAGTTCTCAATCAAATCGCCAAGTCCTATTAAATATATTTCTTTCACTACGTGCCCAGCTTTAGCCAAATCTTTAATCTGTTTTTTACCATTAGCAATACCACGCCTAATTAATTTAATAGTTTCTTCAACTCCTAAATCTTTTTTTCCAAGTTGCCAATCTGCCATAAAGAAAAACCATGCACAATTACCACCAGTCTTAGTTTGTATGGGTTTTTTCTTTTTAACTTCTGCTAATAATTTTTTATAAAATTTATCGTGATGTGGATTTTTCTTTTTAATTACTGCCCTAAAGGCGTACATATCAATAACCCTACCGCCTTTAGCTTGTGCATTCCAAGTAGAGAAACGAATAGTATCTTCATCAATAAAAAATTCTTTACTGTCAAAACCCCAAGAATTTAATAATGATTCATACTTAAAGTTGTTGCTATGGGGTTGCACATGAGTTATATTGCCGGTTTTTGTATTTTCATCAAAACTTGCTTGCGGTTGCCAACCACTAGGATAATAATTATTACCCAGTTCTTCATTATGTTCAATATCTTTTCTTTTAGAAATAAGACTTTTGGTGTCTTTATCCATATTTTTAGTCTAGGACAAGATTTGAATATGTTGTGTATTACATCAAAACAGTAATCAATGTAGCAATCGAAATACCTGCTATAATCCAGCCATAGATTTCTTGTCTAGTTGGTCTAGTTGCTAAGTCTTTTTGTATTTGGTCTAACTTCTCAAATAACTTATCAATATCTAACATAACTTTGTTAAGCATTTCTTTTTGTGTAAAACCATTATCACCCATTAGTGTTGATGCATGTAAGCCTCAAGATAAGTAATCCTATCTCTAAGGTTATCAAGCTCCCATGATTCTAGTTGGTTATTTTCTAATGTAGTTACTTTTTTAAGTAAGTCTTGCCATTCCCATTTCATTAACTCATATTCTTGACTATCTTGTGATGGGTTATTCAATTCACTTATGTACCTAGCTTGGAAATCTTCAAACTTCCATTCTAAATCTCTAAGTTCAGAATCAAGATTTTGATAGTTAGCTTTTAATGTAGTAAGTTCATTTTCCAAAAATTCTGCGTTGTATGCAACTTGCTCTAATGCATAAATTTTTTCATACAGAACTGCAATATCATTAGATACCATTGTGCTATCTTTTAATATTTGAAAATCATATTCGATTGTATTCATGCGTTCATCAATACCAGTAAGAGTATTTACAATATTTACAACAGAATTATAACCAGCACCAATAGAGCCAAGAAGCGTAATACCAGTAACTATAAGAGCTAAATTATCTTTAATTTTTGATAACATAATTACTACAATGCAGTTTGCAACCGCAACAAAGAATATTGCACAAACACATTATTTACCGCCACAACAACCGCTACCACAACAATCCATGCTATCCCCCAACCTTAAATAAAATTTCTCTAATAACTTCTTCAATAACTAACAAGTTCTGATTAAAACCAGCAATAGAATCTTGATATGCAACAA